TCACTCATTTTTCCCCTCCATAAACTCATTCAGGTCTTCCAGGCATATCCTGATTATCTTGCCACCTGGCCTACCAGCCTTCAACTTGCCGGAGGAGACATACTTTTGCAGAGTAATGTAGTGAACCTTGATATGATCGGCAGCCTCTTTCATGGTCAGCCACACACAGCTCACGCTCTTTTACCTCCGTGTCGGTACGGTCTAGTCTCGTTGTACCTCATCTTAATCTGTATCAACTCATCTAGTGGTACGTTATGGAACTCGCAGGCGTCCATTATCCTGATAACACAATCGGCCAGCTCGATGCCCCAACCTTCAGGCTTAGGAACTGAATCGTCAGGATATATAAGAGGACCAGAACCCTCACGCCACGCCTCCAGTGCCTCCGACAACTCACTGTGCATGAGGGCTATCAGCATACCGAAGTCACGAGGCATACTCTCATCCCACCAGCCCTTCTTCTTGGCAGTCTCGTGCACCTGCCTCTGTAGATCACCCATGTTACTCACTTCAGGTGACCTCCACAATTCTCACAGATTCGTGCGCTAGGCCTGTTGACCCAACCACAGTTAATGCAGTCCTTCTCAGACATTACGCCTCCTAATCAACTAATAGTCCAAGGGTTACACGATGGCAGCGTCCTGGGAAACAGCATACACTGGAGCCTCTGCCCACCACCCTCCAACGTACATCCTGCTTGAAGATCAAGTGTAGATGTACCTCTCCCGTTGGAGGCTTCCATTCCTCCCCATGCCTGTTGAGGTAGTCAGTGTTAGTCTCTTGACCATTATCACCTGAGCCGTACCCTCTGGTACGATCACTCTGTATCTGCTTGACCATTGTTTCTCCTCCCTATCTCTATCCTATCCCCTAGACTCATTGAGATTACGGAGGCAATGCTATTCCAGGTCGGATTCGCAAGCACCATCCCCTCTAAGTCCAGGTTGTACCCGCATTTCCTTAGCTCACCCTTGATCTCCTTGTTCTCCTTGGCTGTGCGTATGGCTACGTCCACAAACCTATGAGTCTGAGCTAGGCCTTCAAGTATCTTCTTGCCTGTCAATACCTGGGTCTCTCTACCACGCTCATCTAAGGGACCTGGTACTCTTTCGTCGGTTAAGTGGTGAACAGCAATAAGGTTTTTAGGGCTTCCGTTGGCCTGCTTAACTCCAGCTCCTGTGGTGTAAATGTCCCTAACAGCATCGTTGATCTTGCCGTACTCAATCTGCTGTAGTTGCTCTCTAGGCTTGAGAGGTTGGCCGTTTACTATTAGGGTGTTACCCTGGCTATCATATGCTGCGTTCTGTAGGTATTCCAGGTGAGAGCTAGCCTTGGCTCTCCTAGCCACAGTCATAGTGTCCACTACTATAGTAGCTACCTCAGGGTCAGAGAAGGCAGCGGCCATCAGGTTAATGGCATAGAGCCAGAGGTCAGTGTTACCTCGCAACCTCATAGAGTCCAGTTGGATAGGGCTAGGCAACTCGAAAATTGTTATGTCCTGATCCATCCAGGGGTTGTCTTCCAGGTGAGTTACTCCTTTCTCATACGGCACTATGTTGATGCGTAGGCCAGCGAACAACTCGTCATACTTGCCTCCCTTAATGGCTCGCTCTATGCCCATATCGAAGGCATATCCTACAATGGGCAGTGGTGCGGAGTACGCTAGGGTGGTCTTGCCGGTTGCCTCGTCTCCTTCAATGCTTAGTATCATCCCATCTCCTTATCAGCTTCCTGTATCTCTGTCCGAATCCCTTTCATCTCGTCGATCAGCCTGCTCATATCGCCTATACAATCACAAGCTGCGTTCACCTTACTCTTGAATCGTGCCGCGTGTAGATGCTGCTCCTTCTCCAGGTACTCCACTAAGGAGTCAGCATAGCCTATCTGCTTGTCACTCGCCGGACGGCAAACCACTTTGCACCTTCCTCCTGTGCCAACTTACTCTTCCTTGGGCACGTTTACAAATGAGACACTGACGGTAAAGTTTTCCCCCTCTACGTTTGGATTGTGCTGTCCAGTAGGTATTCTCCTCGTCATATGGATGTCCACTAGGACAGTGTGTTTTAGAGAGATTACCTCCAGGGTTAGCTCCTCTTAGTACGTTCTCTGAGATCGTGATAGGCTCCTGGTGGTCAGGGTTCCAGCATCCCTTGTTCATGCAGGTGTGGTCAAGTATCTTACCAGTAGGAACAGGTCCGTACCTTAATGTATATGCTAGTATAGATGCCTTGACCATCTTACCTTCATAACTCAGAAGCGCATAGCCCTGTCCATTGTGGGCAGGCCAATCCCAACACTCATCGTCACGCCTAGTTTGTACCTGTTCAACTAGCTCATCGTATCGGGACATACCTGTTCTCCTTCACTGCCTCATCAAGTACCTTCATGCCATGCTCCACAGCCTTGTGTAAGACTGGGCGAGAGGTTACCTGGTTCAGCGGTAACAGACCTACACCCTTGAGCAGCTCATCCAGGGCTTTGTATACATCTTGCAAAGGTGGGTCATAGTACGCACAGCCAGGCTCATGGTGTAGGGTAGTACATCTGCAATCCTGTATCATAGTCATCTCCTTCTCGGCTTATGGCCTGCGTGAAATCCTGTACAGAACGGACACTTGTACACTACTAGGCTAGGCCTCAGCCCAGATAATCTAGCCTCCAGCTTAGACGCATACCGCTTCTTGCGCCTGCACTGTCGTCTCCTAAGCCTTCTCTTGCTCGCCACGGTACGCTCCAGGATCAGCAACGAGGTTCTTCCCCTCAAAGTAGAACTTGTCTACTGCTGCCTCCAATGCCTGTAGCTGCCAGGTTAGCAGTTCAGTTCTAGGAATAGACTGCTTCCTTGATCTAGCTACTCTGTCCTTGAGTATCGCCCATGCTGTCTGGTAGATGTCAGCCATCAAGCACCTCCTCTCCAATGTCTACGTCCTCTTGGCTCATCGACAAGTCCAAGTCAGCGGAGGCCAAATCGTAAGGCCAGGATTCTCCGAGTCCTAGTGAGTACATACCGTCGTCTACGTACTTTTCCCATGCTTCAAGGTCGGCACTTATGGGCTGGCCCTTCACCAGCCTCATCTTCTCCTCTCTGTCACGGTAGTCCTCTAGCCATGACATCAGGCGTCACCCTTCGTCACACCTAGCTCCCTAGCCTGCGCACAGAACTGCATGACAGGACAGTACCTAGCACACCTGACGTTCTCACCAGGCCTATGTACTACCTCATAGCCAGGCATACCGTTAGCCAGAGCCTCAGCCAGTGCAGGCTCCTCGAACACCCGATACGCCTTCTTAGCCCCTGGCTTCATCACAGCCCAGGAGTCTGGCCTAGCCCATCTCTCAACGGCAGTACACGGAGGGTACGTGCCTGACATAGCCAACTGGTGCAACTTGACCTTATCCTGGAACGCTAGCGCCTGAGCATCCAGTGACCACATAGGTATCTCATGCTCGATGACCTTGAGCGGAGGATACTGCTTATCTCTCTCCACCTGGCTAGCCATCCAGTCTCTAAACCACATGACCACCTTTAGCCTATCCACTTGCAGCTTGTTACGCTGTGCCAGGTAAGCATAGAAGTTCAACTGTTCAGCGTAGTCCTCCTTGCTACCTAGTATATGACCCCACACGGACGATACCTTGTAGTCCTTCAGTGTGTGAGTGTCCGTATACAGCACATCGAACTTGCCTGAGATTTCCCATCCGTTGTACTCCACAGTCATCCTACGCTCTTGCACTACAGGCAGATCACCTTTACCCTGAGCTATGATATGGTGCAAGGCCCTCCCTTCAAGGGAATACAGCCCGTCGACCACATCCTGCACTACCTCCTTTTCATGCACACTCTCCAAGTAGGTGATCTGTGGAGGCCTCACTAGCCTCGTAACTGATATGTCACCTACTGCTTCATAGTCGTCCTCCATCACAGCCCGTGCTATGACAGGATCAATCCCGTGTCGGTTGGTCCATCTCACTTTACTACCCTTGTAATTACCTTTCCCAAGAACACATCTCCTGGTTCTGGATGTGCCTTGATGTAGAGGACGCAGTATATTATGTATAATGTGTAGCTGTCTGGAACTACATACATAGTGACTCCTTCCTCAGATATGGGGTGCCCCCAGGCGGCATCACCGACAGGCGATCTAAACAAGTTAGTCCTGAGGACACCCCGCTTACCTACTGCTGATGGGTGCCTTCCACACCCCTACTCTCTCGCTCCTTGGTTCGATGGTCTAGCACATCGAGAGCGCC